AAAATTCCATATATTTCACCTTTCTCAATCTGAAATCATCATTTCATCAAAGTCCTAAAATCATCAATGTGAATGCTATTATCAGCATTATAAATGATAAGCAGAATAGACATCCTCTAGTCATACGCTGTTTTCTTTCATCTTTTGGTAAACAAAGCCCTATATAAAAAATTACAAAACTGATTATCGCACTTGAAATACTTCTCATAATTTCCTCCAATTCTTCTTTTATATTATAATTTGTTAATTTCTTCTGCAATTTTCTTCAATACATTACCGCCTTCTATTTTCTCAATGCTATCTCCATTTTCCCAGATTGTTAAAATTGGGTAATCATTATATTGTGGATCAAAATAAGTTTTGTCACACATTTTCTTTCTTATCATGTTAATATCTTCTGATATGCAAGCAACGCGCCCTGTGTTGTATTCTTCTAATACATATATTTTCATTTAATTTCCACCTCTCAATCACACAGATGATTAATTCTCTCGTTATAACATTCATCTTTGATATGTAATGCATAATATAAACAGGTCTGAATATTTCCTATTTCTTCCATTGTCAAATCATATTTTTTCGCATATTGTTTTTCTTTAGTAAAAATTCCACCACATAAAAATTCTTCATCATTTAATATTGCTTTAATAACAGGCATTAATGTATTCGTCTTCATAATATTTTTCCTCACTTTCTGTCAGTAAATCATCGTTTCATTTACTTTAATATAATTAACTCTGCTTCTTCGACATATTTCTTTGCAGCATTATATCCATTTCTATTAAGTTCACCTTCAATACTAAACCAAAGTGAATCTAAAAAATTTGGAATAGATGCAAAATCTTTGTTTGGATATTTTTCTCTATATCGTTTATACGCCGTTTTATATAATTCATCTACTAAATCACGCTTCATTATATTTCCTCCATTTTCAACCTGAAACTTTTGTTTCAAATACAATTCTTTAGCATTTCTATCGCTTCATTTAACGCTGCCTGTTTTTCATTCAATTCTTTTTGTAACCTCTTTATCGTCTCATCTCTGTCCTTCACCATAAGCTTTAACTGTTCTTTTGTAGCATTATGTATATTCAAATACTCTCCATTTTCATACTGTTTATTTGTCATAATTTTCTACCCCATATTCCCCCGTCAATAAATCAACTTTGTTCCACATTCCGGACAATGTTTAGGCCGTAACTCTTCTTTCTCATCATTTCTAACTAATGAATAACCGCATTCCGGACATAAAATTTCATCATCAGCATCATCTCCCTGGCGTTTTACCTCGATTCCATCTTCATATTTTTGTTGCATTTCTGCCAAAGTAAGAGCCACTGTCTGAAATAAAATTGCCGACTCATGAATTTTCTTTTCTAATTTCAATAAATTTTTATATGATTCATAACAATCTTTGATTAAATTATTTTCGTTTCTTGCAAATCGCGGAACAAATGTTCCAAAATCATTTTTACTGGCAAAATGTTTTGAAGAAATTGCATCACGATCAATATTTTTATAGATTCCAACGTAATCATGAATAAAATCATTATTAGTAGAATCTAACCAAGCCTTTAAATCAATATCAAATACCTGCACTGCATAATTAATATCCATAGAATGACTGAGCCGGGAACTATACATAATTCCCAGCTCCGCTGCTCTATCAATTATTTGATTAATCAAAACTACTCTTGTTTTTGCTTCTTTTGTATCTTTTACGTTTTCCATTCCACTTACCTGCCTTTCGCTTATAATATCTGCTATTACAGCAGACCCACATTTTTACTCCGAATACACCAGCAGATACTTGAGCATACTTAAAACTTCTGGATATAAATGAATGCTCATAATCATAAAACGGTGCTTTTCGAATTTCATCTACGTATCGCTGTTTCATATATTCTGTTGCATCACTAATATTTAAACACTCAATCACCTCTGCCCTCTTATTACTATGTATAATAATTACGCTTATCTTCTTCATGTTATCCTAGCCTCCCAGTATATACGAACGTTCGTTCTGTTTTTTGATATTATTGTTATACCATACTGAGAGGCTGAGGTCAATATTTAATCGAACATATTTTCGATTTATACAGATTTTTTAGGATACAGCTCTTTCATCCTCTTATTGAAATCAAAATTATTTGCTTCAATAACGCGTTTCATATAAGCGAATAATTTATAGTACAAACCTCTATACTGCTCTACTGCACTTTCTACATCTGCAAGAGAATCATTCAAAGACATCATATTGCCTTTAACACCAGGAACTCTGCATCCATGAAACTTAATTAAATTCATAAGTGTATAATAAGAACCTTCTCCCTTGAATGCATCTTTCCATTCTCTACATTTAGGAGTTTCATTAGGCAGTCTATACATATTGGCACAGAACTTTCTTAATACTCTATATAAATCTTTATATGAAAATGTCATTGAGTGATTTCTGATGTTAATAACTACTCGTTTTACATCTGCAAAGTTGCTTTTCTGTGGATAATATACATATTTGTTAAGATCTTCAACAAATATATTTCTACCAAAAACTTTCTTGTAAGGAATACCTTTGCATTTATGTACCGGAAGTTTATTAACATAAATCTCAAGTTTATTTATATAATCATTACAGGTAGCAGAAACAACATCCGGAATAAAGAATCTTGATCTTTCAGCAAAAGCTTTTATATCTCTGTCCTGTAATTCGGCTAATACTCGAATTTCTTCTAACATCATTTCAAACTGATACTGATATCCATAATGATCATTTAAATATGCGTCATATCCAGATTTGCCTGTATAGTAACTCTTGTAATTCAGCATTCTGAACATCTGTGCCATAACCCATCTTCTATGAAGACGAGTATTTCTTACATATCCATCTTCATAAATCTGAGATAAGAAAGACTCCTCTTCTGAATTCCTTTTCTTCTCTGGACTTACAATGACAGGACTTCCGTCTTCGCTGATTGTTACATTAATTGTACTGCCAGGTTTTAAACCTTCCGGTAATGTTACGCTGAAGTATTTTCCTGTTTCAATGTTTGCTGCCTTTAATGCTTCCATTCTGTTCTCTCTTGATTTTTTCATAGTTTTATTCTCCTTTGTATTTGTTTTATTTTCTGTAATTTCTCTCCAACCAAGTACAGCGCTATCTGTATAATTACGCCATTCATAATTGTCATATTTACCTTTGATCATCATGTCTTTTTTGGTAGTTCCATTTTTTAAAAGAATTTCTACTTCCTTATATAATTCTGGGGTATTACCATAATTCCAATTCATAATCTACATTCTCCTTTTAATTTAATTTCAAAATTCTATTTGCTGTAATTAATTACCTCATTATTCTAATTTCAACCCAAGCATCTCTTTCGCTATTTCCTTCACGGCTCTTCTCGCTGTCCAGTCAGTATACTCTTCCGCACAGGCCACGCAGTGGTCATACATAAACCTCACCAGGTCACCGGCATCTTTGATACTATCCTTGATTTCGGCAATCTTTTTTCTTTCTTCTTTTTTTAATTTGTTTTGAAGTTCTTCTCGCGAAGCATACAAATCTTTCAGCAGACAGCTGCTGTCTCCGCCGTCATCCCAATGTATATCTGCGTATGGATACTTCTCCGGGTTTCTGGCAGAAACCTCTGTTTCGCCAAGCGCCGTGATTTTTGCACTATGGATGTCCTCTGCCCACGGTTCGAAAAACCATACTTCCTGCCCAATTTTTGGATTTTTAATCATTTTTCGTTCCTCCTAACATTTGATCCACTTCTTCAGTATAATTAAATCTTTATCCTTTCCCTGATAGAACCAATGACTGCCCATCTGCTCTTCGTCCCAAGTCAAATATCCTGCCAAAGAGGCACAAAGAATGAATGCTTCAAGCGCAGCTCTTGCATAATTTCGGTCTTCACCAGTAACTAACTGTTCATCCGTCATTTCGTCTGGCTTTAATGCACGAAAATATTCTCTTTGTCTGTATTTTTCGCTTCTTTCACTTGGAATGGAATATTTGTATTTGTGATACAGATTTTCAATGATCTCAAAACATATTTCATTACATTTCTTTCTTGATGTATCAGAGTTAATTCCGTCAATCACGATTAAATCGTGACGAATATCATACATAGAAGATTCTATATATTTTTTATCTTCACAAATTAATGTTTTATTCTTTAAATCTGCTTTCCATCTTTTGTTTTCACTGCTAAAATTGGATAAGAAATCTCCATAAATACTCATTCTATCTACTTCCTTTCATTTTATTTTATATTAACTCTGTATTTCTGAGACATTCCTTTAATAGTTTCATATAAGAAGGTTATCCGGAGGATATCTAGCTCCGTTAGGGGCTTGATTTCCTCCGGATAACCTTCTTATTAAATTTTAAATACCTTGTTAATATTCACTGCCTTGTGGTTTTATATCAATTCAACATTTCTGAGGTATCACTATAATCATTTCATATCTCCAGAGCAAGCCGTGAGGCAATTTATTGCCTCAGGTGGTTGTTTCTGAAATTAAATTAAATGTCTTATTGATACTCGTTACCTTACGATTTTTTTTATATTAACTCAACATTTTTAAGACATTTCTATAATTGTTTCATATTATGGAGGCAAGGGAGGTGGCAGCCGGACTGATAAATCCGGCAGCCTCCTCCAATATTTGCCTCCATGATTAAAATTAAAATGCTTTGTTAATATTTCACTGTCTTGTGATTTTTTGTATAAGCTCTACATATGTGGCATATTTCTTTAATGGATCAATATTAGGCGGAATGCGATGACGCATTTCTTCAGAGATATCTGACAGAATTGGGTCATCGTCATGTACCGCTTCATTAAATAGAATATATCTTGCTTATACTTGGTATGCTCCTAAATTAATTTATTATGCAAACTCAATACTTACGGTATATTTCTATAATTGTTTCATATAATGCAGGTTACTGGAGATGTAATCTTCAGGAAATGCTGGGGATACCCAGAGGTTCCTGAAGAAGACATCTATCTTAGCCTGCATTATTAAATCTTAAATATCTTATTTGCATTCCGTTATACTCCGGACTGAATATACTCAATTAATCTGGCACATTTCTTTAACAGAGTCATATTGAGCTGCGATTCTCCTGGTGGAGGATCTTAAAGCCGGTTCGGTAGACCGGATTTCAGATCCGTAACCAGGAATAATGGCAGCACCATTAAATCGTATTAACCTTGTATATTCCGAGTGTGCTCTCGTTTAATTAAATTACTTATTCAATTACTTTCCAACTTCGTAGAAGTGACTCTAATGAATCTGAAATAGAATCATAATCAGTGCCATAAATATTAGCATTAGTGTTACCATCTAATTCCATTTCATAGCTTTTTTTAGGAGGCTCCAAAGTCACACCCTTTTTATCTAAAAAATCTTCAAAGATATCAATAATACCTCCAATAAGTTCTGTTTTGTCATTCTGGCCAGTCATGTTTTTTGTATCTCGTATTACGAGTTCTGTTTCAATTGGCATCACAGCATCGTCTGATAATGTTGCAAATTTGCATGTATTAAGATTGTATGCATTATTATCCTCACCAGAAGTATCTAACTTTAAATAAATATCTCCTGAATATTCGAACACATTTCCGCACACTAAATCTTTAAATGTCTTTTTTCTCAGTTCTTTTATCTATAATTTTCATATTATTAATCCCTTTCCTAATAAACTATTTCCATTACATCAGGATAATCTTCTCTATAATCTTCATCATTTCTTGGTTGCCATACAACCAGATCATCCAGATCATATTCATCAGTACCGAAATCATTATACATTCGCCAAACCTTATGTTCGGCTTCTGTATCCGTATTAGCCACAACAAAACCAACTGTCTTCAGACCGTTGAATCCATCAAACCCATACAACCAAATATTATCCGGCATACCTTTATCCCTCCAATTCTTCAACCAAACTCCAATAACTTTCGTTTTCATCAAGCCCATCTTTTTTATTCTCTTCGACAATTTCATCGGCCTTCTGTTCTGTTGTACAAATAGCTATTGTTTCTGTTACATTAAATCTAAATTCATCGTCATATTCATGAACTACTCTGTAAACTTTTTCGCCTGCTAAAAATCCTGGAATCTTTGTTACAAATCCGGACCATTCATGCACATCATTCCCAGATTCATCTGCTGAAAATATATCAAGCTGTCCTTCAATACTTAAAACCACACACATTCCATTATATTTTTTCAAATAATCAATGCAGAATTCCACTCCGTAGAACTGTAATGTCCCGGCATCTAACTCATCCCAGCTTTCCCATTTAAAGAGATCTTTTCCGCAAAATGTTTGAATGTTATTTTCTTCCACCTTCATGTTTTTTATCCTCCTCCATTAATACAAGGTTAACTGCTTTTTCAAATTTCGCACGTAACTCTGGATTGCTATCAACGACCTTTTTTCTACTATACCCAGCACTTCCATGTTTAGAAACATATCTCTTTTTCAGATTTACCCAATTAATATTAGGATCTGTTTTTCTAAGCATTGCATATACCTTTCGATAACTTATAGTGTAATTTGCGCTTTCATCATTTATCTTTTTTATCAGAGGCTGCATAATTAAATCTATTTTGCATGTATTTTTATACTTTTCAGCCATATCTGCCAGAGTACAATCGAAAATTGAACGCAATTGTTCATCTTCATAAATAACATCAAATGTAGAAACTTTAGAAATATTGGAATGTCTTCTTCTGTACTCTCTCTTCTCCTGGTCCCATACAATTCCATATGTTTTATTTATATAATCATATAAATATTTTAAAACACTATTTCGATCAGTAAATTTAGAACTTTCTGAAAGCTTGTCGACAAATTCATTCGTTCTTTTCTTCCAATCGTAATATTCCTGTTCTGTTGGTGATACAACTTTCTTTTTATCCTCTTTTTTAACAGGTATTGCATTGTTTAATTTAACCGGATCAGCATTCTTATTCATCATTGCTGTTGCAAACTTTCCAATTTCAGTATATAATTTATCGATCTTGTTATTAATTTCATCGAGTCGATTTGAATAATCCGGAATTGTAGGCATCTGAATATCCGGAAATTGCAGCTGAATCATATTCCCTTGTGGTTTATATACTGGAACAATTTCTTCTGTCGTTTTCTTGTCTCCTAAGAATGCAGCTGCAAGGACATCTTTTGCCTTTAACTGATAATCGATTAGTTTATTTACTAATACAGGATTTTCTCTCTGCATTGTTGGTGTAATAGCAATTTTTGCTAGCCATAAAGGGACATAGTCAAGATCAAGACAAAGAACCTTTGTATTTGAATTCCCAGATCCCAAGGAGTGAAATTTTACTCCTTGGGATATAACAACATCTTTTTGTATTTTCTTCCGTTCATTATCGATCTTATCTTCTCCAAAACCAATACCCTGACACATCCAACGAACACCAACCCAAACCTTTCCGTCCGGATCCTGTGCTGCTCTTAACATATCTCCATGAAATTCCACATCTTTTACTATTAATTCGCTATTCATATTCGCTTTCCTCGCTTTTATCTATTTGATTAATCCCAACCTATAATTGTTCTACCGTATTCATCAGCAGCTGCAAAATCCCATTCAATATCGCCATGCTCCATCTCCTCATCACTAAATTCACTTTCGAAAGGATTTTCTCCTCGTCTGAGGAATTCAATTTCTTCTTCTGTGGCCTCAATCTCTTTGCATACTCTAAGTCGTTTTTCTACTGTAACTTCAATTAATTTTTTCTCTGGCTCTGGCATAATCTCACATCCTCTCTTTTATATTCGACGATCTTTTACTTCGCTTACCGGAAACAAAAGTAATTCTGTAATTCCATTTACTAATTCCTCTAATGAATTAGCCCATCTATTATGATAACCATGAGTATCTTTCATATCGTCAGCATACCTGTACATATATTTTCTAGGTTGACCGTTCCATTTAATTCCTTCTGTATTGACATATACTACTGAATTATTTTCTGGATTTCTAATCCATCCACTGGTACCACGCTTATTCCCATTTACAGAAATTTGATGCAATGAAAACTCCATACCAGGTTTCTTTTTGTTAATTGCGTTTTTTTAATTTTGTCGTTAAAATCAACATAAAATCACCTCATTTTGTTTAATTAAATTTTAATAACTCAACCTTACAACTCTTCCATCACATAATTCCATGAAATATTCATCATCTTCAACTAAGTCTTCTCCAAATTTCTTATAGTCAAAATATTTAGAAGAAATTGAGTCATCATCTTTGACATATCCTAACTGCCAAGCTTCTTCGCGTCCAGCTTCTTCACTATTATCGTATATATAGCTTACAATACTGCGATCTCTAAAATCTTCTGCGTATTCATTAAATATCTCTTCAATATTACGATCTGATAAATTGTATTCTTCTTTTAAATATTCCATTTCGCTTTTTTGAATATCTTCAAAGAAAGCAAACGCTTCATCAGACTTTAATTTATCATAGATATGTTTAATAGAATCAATAAGTTTGATTCCCGCTCTGTATCGACTATCACCTTTCGTGATTCCATACCCAAGTGCTTTGATAAATATGTTAAATGTAAGAATCTCTTCATATTCATCTTTTGTAAGGATCGTTTCAATTTCTTCGTATACAGGAAATTCACTGCCAGAATAGCAGCTGCCACATACATCAATTGAACTGAAATAGTGATTGCATTCAAATTTTGGACCGGCTGCATCAATATATGCACAGCAATCACGATCATCAGAATCTTTAATTCTATATAAAAATAAATGTTCACTCATATAATCACCTCATTTAATGCTTCCAGAAGAAAGAATCATTGCAAGTCGTTTTTTCGCTTCTTCTTCAGTTCCTCTCATAATTCCTAATGTCATATGGCACTCTTCATTTTCCCTAGATGTTAAACATAATTTCCATCGACATGTACCATCTTGAAAATACTTAATTGCTAAAATATACGCATAAAACAGCTTAGGATTTATTACCGCTGGATAAAACGAATAATATGCAGTTCCGGGATTCTCACCTCTTGGTATATCTTCTAACAACGTTTTCTTTTCTTCGAAATACTGGTTCATGTCTGAATCCATTGTTGTAGCGAAATCTGCAATGTCTTCCGCTTCTCTTACTTCAATTTTCGGTACAATATACATACTCACATCTCCCTTACAATTGTATCGTATACCGGTCTGCAGATATTCAAAGCTTTCTGCATACACCGAATGCTATAGTATCCTTCAATTTCTTTTTCTGTGTTCTTTCTATTGGCAGATACATTTTTTCCGGTTCCTCTAAGAATCGTGCAATCTTTTCGATTAGTTACAGTCCCTAATCCACCAATATTTCTTTTACCTGTCTGGCAGGCTCGGATACAATCCATAACAAATTCATTCAATGTATCAATATCTTTCTCCACATTGATAATCGGAAGCACCTGCGTTGCCCAAGAATAAGTTCCATCTCCTTTGTATAGATATCGGTTAATAGATTTCAAAGCAATTTTACCGCCGATATGATAATTTAAGTTACCAATGCTTCGTTTTCCAATTTCTTTCTGAAATTGCTTTACACGATTTGGTGATAATGTAATTTGACTTCCCTTTATCATAAATCCCAGGAACTTAAACCATTTATCACCTGTAAGGTATTCTACTTTCTTTGGATTCAATTTCATCGACATCTTATTTAATTCTTCTTCAAGAATACTCATGGCATTTTCATATTGAGTTCCAATGTATAAAATATCGTCCGAATATCTTACATACATACTAGCCATGTTAATGTGTGACTTTTCATAAAGCTTAAGATCAACATGATGCAACATTACATCGGCTAAAAATGAAGCTACCGCACATCCTTGCTTTAAGCTCTGGTAATGTTTAATTAAATTTCCATCTGGATCAAAACAAAGGTCTGTATGATAATATTTTCGTAAAATTGTAATTACCTTTGATTTTCCAGTTCTCCTTTCCACACAATCAAATGCGTCATCGATAAATTCAATCGGAACAGAATCAAAGTACTTACTTAAATCTGCTTTGAATCCTAAAATATCATTTAAATGCTGATGTAAATCTGGTTGAAGTTTACGAGATATCTCCTGTACGACTTTGCCGCAGCCGATTCCCTTCTGATAACTTTTGCAAGCTGGATGAATCATATCTGAACACAATTCAAATAGCAAATCATTTACGATAGATAAGAAGATTCTGTCGATATTTTCATTTACATATACTGTTCGAAACTCTCCATTGTCCTTTGGAATTAATGCCTGGTGTGGCGGAGCGATTTCATAATTATCTTCCAGAATTGCCATTGCCAATCTTATTCTTGTCTCTGGACCACAAAGTTGACGCAGCTCTCCTTTATCAATTCCCTTGAAAAACCCTTTATTAATTGCTGCTTCCCATCTTTCTGCTTCAAACACTTTCTCTAGCAAAATATCCTTCATCTCATCACCTCATTTCTCTTGAATACATTTTCCATCCTTAATAACTAACACATCTACTCCATCATCACAATTAATGAAAAGGTCTGATCCATCTTCTAACACTGGTGCAAGTTCTTCAAACATTTCCATCATGACAGATTCCCATCCATAAGTGGCGTCAAATCCATTAGAGTAAGTAGTCCAACCATCATCATCGTTAGCAACATCGAACATTTTTCCGATACCAATAAACACAGCAATTAGATCATCAATATCGTTAATGTCTAAGTTCTCTGATTTTCTATATGTATCCAGTCCATAATCAGTATGCTCTTCTTTTCCTCTGCTGATTTTTGCTTGCAGTATTTTAATTGCTTTGTTCTTATCTTTGAATTTCATCTGTGAATATATAGAATATACTGATCCCATAATTTAACTCCTTTCAACAAAAGCTCCATTTAGCAACTTCAACAACATAATCTGAACCAGCATCATCCTCAAGTTCAAGTTCCAACGTCCCTTCATTAAGAATATCCTGAAATCCATCATCGCTTGAGAGATAAGCGGTATTATCAAATAATAAAATATCGTTAATCATATGTAGATAACACATATCCCAAGTCATTGATAAATACCCGGTTACTGTACTAATAGTGTATTCAGTACAATCCCTATCAATCGTATACACATCTCCAGATGGTAATGTTACTTTCGCTGTATTTACCATTACGTCATCTCTATTTGTTTTACCTTCAATAATCAGTCTCATCTATGTCATCCGCC